CCAGTTGACCAGTTAAGGCCAAGTGGGTTGTTGACTTCAATGGAGAACCTGAAGGTGTTCTTCATCAGGTAATCTCCGGTATTGAAATCTCCGTCCTTCGCGAATGTGACCTTGCGCCTTTCAAACGCAGTCAACGGATTCTGGTCGGCAATCAAACCGAACGCGTCGGTATCCGTAAGATACGGGCTAACGATTAGTTGCAGATTGCGTTCCTTAATCGCATTGATAGCATTATTCGGACTTTCAGGGTCATATCCCGAATTGATAAGCTCTTTGGCCTTCCACGATAATCCTGTGGGAACCAAAAGGTACTTCGCCTTAATCAACTGCTTCTTGCCGCGACCGTCATTGGTTGATTCCAATGAGTCAATCATGGATTGAAGGGTTGATGCCGACAAATCTCCCGCAGGTGAAAGTAGATTTGACCACGTTCCGCCGCCTAACGCGATATGCGCGATCGAGAACAGAGCCAAAGCATCACCACAGGTATGATTCGTCGTCGCAGTACCGTTGTTCCACATATCCGCGACCAGGACTTCCAGAGTTTCTCTTGCCGAGCGACCGAGTTCCTTCGACGTATCATTCATCACGTCGTAGAGGTCATCGTCTATCGCTTCTTCGGTTATCCGCGCTCCAAGACCATAGGTAAGGTGAGTCCACCTTTTCGTTGGGCCTTGAATCATGGAGTCGTAAGTGATGGGTTCACCTTCCGGCTTCACAGGCGTTAAACCAAATCCGGCGTAAAACACACTCTCCTCGTATGCCTTCTTCGATGGTTTAGCAGTAACAAGTCCGCGCCATAATTCCGGCCTTTCCTTGAAACTGTCAACCGCGAAGGAGAACAGACCAGGAGCAACCATTTTATTAAAAGCTGCCCTATTCATTGTATCTCCTCCGCTTAGATACCGACTCCGACAATACCTGCCGCACCTTGTGCATTGTTGAGTCTAATGACCCACTTACAATAGGCTCCGACAGCATTATCGGGACTTCGGTAAATATCGATCAACCTAATCTGGTCACCGGCAGTTGCGGCGCGAGCGGCACTTGAGTCAATCATCCAACTTGACCTGCCACTTATCGCTGAACCACCGGCACCAGCCGCAAGAACTGAATTTTGCCCTAAATCGACTAACGCAAGATTACCACCGACGCTATCTTCTTGGACTACATACAACTGCCGAGGGTCATCTGCCACAAGGCACCAATGAATCCCTGCTGTCGCTCCAACATAATAGCTCGTGGTGAGTATGCCCTGGTCGGTATCATAAAAACCGAGGGCTGCTCCAAGAATGGCATTGCCTGTACCAGCAGTCGCTATAACGATGTCACCCGCATTATTCAAAACAACGGGGTCACCCCTATAGAGAGTTGTGGCATATGCCGCTCCCATCTTATACAACTTAGCCGAAAGAAGAGGGCCTTTTACTCTTAACCCGAACGGGGTATTAGAATTAGCCATTTTCTTTCCTTTTTACTTTAGAAATCACGACCCTGGACGAAATCGGTTTTTTTTACCGATTCGTCGGTATCGCTTTCCGTTCCACTTAATTTAGCTTCGTAGAATCGGGGGTCTCTCTCTTTAATATCCTTTGTATAGAACTTCACCGCTTCGTTCGATTTATCACTTGCTACTTTTTTAATGTCCGATGCCATTTGTATCGGCATATAGGCAAGTAAGTGACCCAAGCGTTCGACACCGCCATGCACACCAAAATACTTATCTGGTATATGCGGCGAGTTAGTCCTATTACAAATATGCCAACCTTTGTAGGCGCTCTTAACAATCATCCTCTTATCCTTTGAAACCCAGTAGTACCGGATTGTCTTGCCATCAGTTTCCTTACATTCCTCCGGCAATTCAAAAGGATTGAAGTTTTTATTGTCACGAACGGTAAACGTAGTCGGCTGTGAAGCGATAATATCCGCAATCTCTGAATCAGTCTGCGAGATCACCATTTGTTTTTTTGTATCTTCGTTCATACAGTTACCCCCTCTCCACCGCTCATACGCATCGCTATCTTTGCGTAGTTTTCAGGTTTAATATTGTTCTCTTTACAATACTCAAGTTGTTCCTTAGTAAGTGTAAAGGTCTTTTTAGCACCAGTTTCCCTGGTACTTGAGAGAGGTTGGTTACTGATACGAGCCTGGCGTTCCCTTTCTGAATTTGCCCCTTCAGACTTCGCTCGATTGAGGATATTACTCCCCGAATCTCCTTTTGCTAAACTCTTCTTCATCTCATTGACCACTTTGATAGGGCCGATGGGCGAATTTCTCCATTCAGGGTTCTTTTCAAGTATGTCCATGAACATACTGTAATGCTCTGAACCTTCATCTTTGAGTTCAGGAAATTCATCATAGGCCATGCTTTCAGAATCTTTCAATGACTTATGAAAAGAATTGACGATTTCTTGTTGTCCTTCATATTGCCTTTGCTGTTCGATTTCCTGCTGTCGCATGAAACGGTAATGCTCTTTCAATGCGTTTACAGGGTCTTTAGCAAGATATTCCTCCCAATATTTACTGTCTTTAACGACAGGTTGATTGGGGTCGAAATTACGTTGTGTACTATTCCTCTCAAGTTCAGCGATACGCCTTTTGTAATCCTCATTCTCTTTTTTAAGGCGTTGCTTATCCTGGTCTAATCTACGTTGAGCGGCTTCGGCATTGCGTTTATGTTGTTCTGCCGCCGCCGCCTTTGCGTCCTCATCATCCTTTTTCTTCTGTTCGTCTGATTTAGGTTTCCCCTCATCGTCGAGTTCTATTTCAAGTCCTTCTTTACCTTCTTTTTCAAGACGTTCTTTTTCTTCAGCCTCTGCTTTTTCTTGCGCGAGGCGTTCATCTTCTTTCTTCTTTTCTTCAGGCGTCATAAGCCGTATTCCTTTCCTCGCCGATTAAGGCGGATATATTATTTCTTACCTTTCTTCTTCTTTGAGCAACCCATTTCTACTATCCCCCTATCATCCTGCTTGTCCATTGCGCGATACCGTTGACCTGCGTTCCTGTCCATGCAACAGACCCACCGATAACAGTTCCTACCCATGCAACTGCGTTACTTAAAATATTAACCAGCATTATCTTTCCCCCCTTTCGTTAGATTATCTATAAGTTCCATAGCTTCTTTGAAACCTTTAATCTCTCCTGCGATAATATTTATTTCTGAGAGATTATCCTTCAATGAATGTGACAGTAAATATTCTAATTTCTTGTTTTGTTTTAAGAGATACTGTGACTTGACCCAACTCCACAGAGGTTTCGATAGAAACTCTTTTAACTCCTGGCGATATTGTTCAATCTGTTCTGGTTCATTCATAGCGTCTGTCCGGTCTGTTGATTCGGATTCATGCCAGGAGGATTCTGCATAGGATTAGGAGTTCCACTTGCGTTAGTTCCTGCCGGAGCATTAGGATTCTGCCCCATATTACCTTTCATACCCATGCCCTTTGCCTGGACCTGTTGGACTATCTGTAACATCTGCGACATCATTTGAGTATGTTGTTGGATATGACCTTGCAGGTATTGTAATGCGATAGGATTCCATAACTGCGTTTCCGAGGTAGTAAGCGGTAGACTGTGGACTTGGATATGTTCAAGGTGATTTTCCGCTATATGCGGAACTACGTCCTTGAACCTTCCCTCCCTAACAAGTGTGTTTTCTTGTTCAGGGCTATCCATGTCCAGCATATTGGGTTCCGGCCCTAGTATTTCAGCAGGTTCCTCATTGACACTCTTTAAGAGTATTGAGGTAATCTTATAAATCTTTGAGGGGTCGGTTGCTACAAGAGGATTTTGCAATAGCGATGAATAGATGAATGACGCTATTTCTCTTTGCGTATTCTTATTGCCCATCGCAGGGTCGCCATCGATATACGCGTCTAATTCAGAGGCAATCCTATCCCTGGTAAGAGATTTAGGTTCAAATATAGGTTCACCTTTTTCGCCTAATATCTCCCTTTCAAGACCATCCGGCATATTGAGTTGGTACTGGTTCAATATATGGGTTAAGAGTTCAGCGATAGTATCTCTCAACCTCTGCGCTGGTATATCGAATCTCTGTTCGGCGTTTGAGATTACCGCCTGTGTTCTTGTCGCAGTACCAGAACCTCCGGCGAGTTCCGATTCCCTGCCCATGACGTAACTTGAGGCCGCAGTCAATCTCTCGATGAACTCCATGATAAGCCTCATACACATTATCAGGCGTTCGGTGGGTACTGATATATCAGGGAAATACACACTTCGTTGCGGGTCTGATACGGGGTACATCTTTAACGGTGCTATGGTATGGGTTTCAGCGTCATAATCACCGTTAGCGTCATAGAACCCGAACCTCAAGACAGACAGAGTATTGGCGTCCCTAATCTGACGCAAACAAGCGTCTGCTTCTTCCGCAAGAGGTAAACATAGTTCTATCATGCCTATGTCATAGAACTTGGTTTCACGCCGTATAAGTCCATGCTTGGTGAATGGTCTTATGCCTCTCTTTGAAATCTTATGGAGTGGTATAGCGGATATAAGTGTTTCGGTTTCTTTGATAACGACTGCTACTACGTCCTCGGCGAAACCATCCTGGTCGTAGTCATAATTACCATACCACTCCAAAGTATCAAGAGGGTGGTTCCTTCTCCGTACGTTCGTAATGGCGATACGTTCGGCATCTTCCAAAACCTTATCTAGTTTACTGGTGATAATCTTGTCTATCTCTGGTTTGACTATACTTTCGATATTGAATACTCGACCTAATAATTCTAATTTCTCCAAGTCGGAATAGAGATATGAAATCCTATCGATAACAGGTTCTTTCTGTAAATCAATACAACCTGGTTGGATGTAAAACCTATCTAAAGGTCTAATCTCTATCTTCGCTTTTTCTTTGACATCTAAAACTTTGTTGGTTAAGGGTTGACCGTCCTCTCCGTTTACTTGGACAGGTTGACCCATAGGGTCGGTGGACATTACGGGTTCGGTCTTGCCTATATCCTTTACCTGCTTATCCCAACTATCCTTGACAATACATGAACCGAGTTT